GGTGGTGACATTTACCTAACAGACGTATCAGGTACACCAACAGCAGATGCAGGTTTCTCAAGTAGCACAACAGGTACTATATTATATGCCAATAGTGTTCTTGCGTTGACCAACTGGGAAGCATTAACATACACATATAGTACTACTGCTCCATATCAAGCACCAGTAGATGGCACATACTGGTACTATAGTGATGCCGCTACAGTTGACATTATGATCGCTGATATAGGTGGATGGAAAGGTTATAAGAGCAGTTACTACGACGGATCAACAACTGATGCACGTGGTTATAATCTAAGTCTAACAGATGCAAATGGAGTGCAAGTCAGTGCAACTGAACCAACATTCCAGAGCGATGGTGTTAGCGCACTTGTAGCAGGTGATTTATGGTTAGACAGCAGTGACTTGGAAAACTATCCAAAACTTTATCGTTATACTGGTACTGCTTGGGGATTGATTGACAACACAGATCAAACAAGCCAGAATGGTATCTTGTTTGCAGATGCACGGTGGGATACAGATGGTACTACAGATATTATTACAGGTGCTCTACCGTCAATCACAAGTTTGTTAGCAAGTGATTACATTGACCAAGACGCACCGGACTACAGACTTTATCCACGTGGTATGCTAATGTTTAACATGCGTAGAAGTGGTTACAATGTTAAGCAGTATGTAAGCAATAAGTTTAACGCAACTGCATTCCCGACTTTGCCAGCAGTTCCTGGTGCAGGTAGCAGTTTACCAACTGTTAAGAACACATGGCAAACAGCTAGTGGATTACAAACTAGTGGTGCTATGAATGCAGGACGCAAAGCACAACGCCAAATGGTTGTGGCCGCAATGCAGAGTGCAGTTACAGCAAACACGGAGGTGCGTGAAGATCAATATAGTTTCAATATTATTACAGCACCAGGTTACGAAGAAGTAATTGATGAAATGGTTGCACTAAACAACGATCGCAAAAATACAGCGTTTGTTATTGGTGACACACCATTACGTTTAGCACCAAATGCTGTTGATATTGCTAACTGGAGTAATAATTTAGATGCTACAGGACTAGGAACTGCAGACCCATACTTGGGTGTTTACTACCCAGCTGGTCAAACTAGCGATTTGCAAGGCAACACTATTGTTGTTCCAGCAAGTCACATGGCATTGCGCACAATGATCTTTAATGACAATGTGGCATATCAGTGGTTTGCACCTGCAGGCACAAGACGTGGTCTAGTAGATAATGCTACAAGTATTGGTTATATCAACTCATCAACAGGGGAGTTTGAAACTAATAGTATTAGAGTAGGTTTACGTGACACTCTATATGAAAATAAAATTAACCCAATTACCAATTTACCAGGTATCGGTTTAGTTGTATTTGGACAGAAGACTCGTAACCCAACTACAAGCAGTTTGGATCGTATTAATGTAGCACGTTTAGTTAACTTTATACGAACATCACTTGCAAGAGTTGGAGATGGATTCTTGTTTGAACCAAATGATAAGATAACAAGAGATCAAATCTCAAATATTATTAGTGGCTCACTAAATGATTTAGTTTCTAAACGTGGTCTTTTTGACTACTTGGTAGTTTGCGATGATTCAAATAATACTCCGACACGTATTGCACGTAACGAGTTGTATGTTGATATTGCTATTGAACCAATGAAGGCAGTTGAATTTATCTTCATTCCAATTAGACTTAAAAACCCAGGTGATATAGCCGCAGGTAATTTATAATAGTAGTATATAATGGAGCCTTCGGGCTCCATTAGTAACATGGGTATTTTCGATAAATACTTATAACAGGAGAACATAATATGGCAATATCGTCATTAAACAGATTTACAGTACCTTTGAGTACAGACCAGAGTGCAAGTACTCAAGGTTTATTAATGCCAAAGATGAAATACCGCTTCCGGGCGATATTTGAAAACTTTGGTGTTAGTAGCGAAAAAGTGGAGCTCACAAAACAAGTAGTAAGTATTGCCAGACCAAATCTTAACTTCGACCCAATTACACTTGATGTGTATAACAGTAAAGTTAAGTTAATAGGTAAACCAACCTGGCAGGATATTTCAGTTTCATTGCGTGATGATGCAGGCGGAAACGTTAGTAAACTTGTTGGAGAACAAATTCAGAAACAATTCGACTTTGCAGAACAAGCATCAGCAAGTGCAGGTATTGATTACAAATTTGTTCTTAAGTTTGAAATGCTAGATGGTGGTAACGGAGCCAATGAAGCTAATGTTTTGGAAACGTGGGAACTATATGGTGCATTGGTAAGCCAAGTAAACTACGGTGACATGGACTACAGTTCAAATGATCCTGCCACAATTGATTTAACAATTATGTATGATAACGCAGTCCAGACACCAACTGGTACAGGCGTAGGATCAGCAATAGGAAGAACTTTAGGTACACTAGTTACAGGCGGTGGTTAATATTTAAAGTAGACATCAAGAAAATACCCGGACAAAAAATCCGGGTATTTTTTTGGGATAAATACCATATAAGGCTCTATATATGGCAAATATTTTTGACGGATTTTTAAAACAATTAGGTACTGGCGATACAGTAAAAGACTACAAACACGCCAGTAGACTAATGGTCACTGACAACTATAGGTTGTCTCCTAAGTATACATGGCTATATCATGTATTCTTTGACTTTTCTAGTGTAGCATCGTATGCCAAGACCAAGCAACTAGAAACTGGGATGTTGGTTAAAGCAGTTACTTTGCCACGATACACAATTGATAATACAGAATTAAACAGTTACAATAGAAAAGATATTGTTCAAACAAAATTACGTTATCCTTCAATTGATATTGAATTTCATGACGATTCAGCAGATGTAGTTAGACACTTTTGGTTTGACTACTTAACACATTACTATCGCGACACAGATTTAGGTTATAAGTCATCGTCGGGATCTGAATCGGGCCAAGTAAACAGTGTCTATTATGCAAACTCCAAGTATAGACCGAGGGTAGAGGGCGGAGATGTTTTTGTACCAGGGTTTATGAATGCAGGAGGAACCACAGGGTTAAATGACTTTGGTTATGCCCCGAGAGTCCCATCATCATTTGGTACACCACAATACTTAAATGCCATTAGAGTGTATAGCTTACATCAAAAAAGATTTAGTGAATACACGTTAATTAACCCTATAATTACAAAATTTGAACACGGTAATCATGATGCTAGTCAAAATGCTACATTAAGTCATAGGATGACAGTTGACTTTACAACAGTCTTGTACGCAACCGGAGACGTCAATCCCTCAACAGTAGTTGGCTTTGGTGATTTACATTACGACAAGTCACCAAGTCCGCTTACACCGCAAGGCGGCGGGGTAGAAAGTATATTGGGCCCAGGAGGTTTCGTTAACGCAATTGACACAATACTATCTGAAAGTGGCATAAGTGGGCCCAGGGGAACAGATGCCGCTGGCGTAGGCAGTGCATTGTTTACCGCGTTTAGAACTTTTCAAAATCTAGAAACTAATAATACAGATCTTAAAGGACTTGCTGAAACAGAGCTAACACAACAAATTAAAAGCATATTAAGTGGTCAAGACCCAAGGAATACTGTGTTTGTGCCAAACAATAGTTCTGTAGAATTTAATGATGCACAAACACAAATTAAACTAGACAATCCAACGGCACAACAGAGCAACCCTGGATCTAACAATTTAATAAGCAACGGCATATCATTAGGTGCAATTCCGGATATATTCCAGTCAGTGACTTCACCGATAACAGGAACTCCAGGATTTGGTGCTAGTTTCCCTTTCATAGAAAGTCTTTCTTCATTGACTGGTGACATTGCTGGATCAACCAATCTTAACCAAGTACTAGATTTAGCAAAAAATGCAGATGGATCTTCAGTATCCGCAATCAATCAATCAACTACGCCAGTTAATAGTGGGTTCTTTGGCAAAATAGCATCTGTGGGACAAGATTTAGCTAGTGATGCACAGGCGTTTTTTAGTCAACAAAGTAGAGCTGCCAGCGGCACGACCGAGATAGTGCCCCAACGTCGAAACGCTACAACGTTCACTACAGGCACAAACACTGTAGCAAATGCTGTTAATGCACTCAAGCGCACTCCTTCCGGAAATAGAATAATTGCATCAATGGGATCTAACACCACACAAGATTTGCAGTCGATGATAGATTTAGCAAGCGAGCAAGGGCAAAAATTTGTTGAAACAGGTAATATCAATGACCTAGTTCCACCTGGGTTTAGAATAAATCAAGACACCAATCCAGAGGACACTGCATAATGACAACTGCAAACAGTGCTATATTTTCTTCTTCAATTTTCGGAAACAGCAGTGGGAACACTGCCGTTAACTTGGCTACGGTAGATACAACTACACAAGAAAAATATTTTGCACAAGGCACTGCTTATAAAATAGAAAGTCCAATACCCGGTATTCCAAGTAATCAACGTGTTGCAAAGGATAACTAATGCCAACTTTAGTAAAAACAAAAAATAATCCCACGAATCTCGGAGCAGTTAATCTAAATGCAATTGTACAAAAAAACATAGAAAAGTACTTTAATAACTTTTCGGAAATTCCTGTGGAAGTAAGCAGTAATGTTGACAGTGCTATTATTGGATTTTTTGAAAATGTGACAACGAATAAGGAATCTGCAAAAGCATTGGCTAGTGCTGTAATTTACACTAGCGTAAAGCAAGGACTTAATCCAATGGAAACTTTAAAAGAATTTCAAAAGATTCCAGCAGGTGAGTTAGATGCATACACTGCAATGTTTTTAAACTTTGATCGTGTGGGAACTAGTTTCTTGGGAATAAAAAATGCACCAACAATCAACAAATACGTACAGCGATCAATATTGCCATGAGTTCCAAGTATCACAACGGATTTTATCAGGTTAAGAATCCGTCAAAGTATGTAGGCAAAAAAACACCACAGTTTAGAAGCGGATGGGAACATGTGTTCATGCGTTTCTGTGATGAGAATCCTGCTATACTACAGTGGGCAAGCGAATCGATACGTATTCCTTATAGAAATCCCTTTACTAACAAAAACACAATATACGTTCCAGACTTTATGGTTGTGTATGTAAAGAAGAATGGCGAGAAACATGCAGAGCTAATAGAAGTAAAGCCAAGCAAAGAAACTTCATTGGACGAAGCAAAAAGCACAAGAGATCAAGCCGCGGCAGTGTTAAACATGCACAAGTGGCAAGCGGCACAAGCCTGGTGCGATCAACACGGTTTGAAGTTCCGTATAGTAACTGAAAATGATATCTTCCACCAGGGTAAAGCACGGTAAATACGTGCATGACTAAGAAACTAGAAAACTTATTTGACTTACCTGTTGACCTTGGACCAGGATCCGGCGACAGCAGTGTTAAAGCTCTGCATGATACAGAAGTAAGTCTACAGGCAAAACAAGAAATACAAGAACAGAGAAACATTATTGCACAAGTAGATGATGCAATAGACAAGATTGATACTGCATTACCTACAGTGAGAGACCTAGAAGCAAGCGATCAAGAAATGGACGAGCTTGCTGTATTGGCCAAAGACAAGTTTGAGGACTTGATGGAACTGGGAATGAACATGGATCCACGTTTTGGTGGACAAGTATTCCAA